GGTACTGCGCGGATAAACCGTAATCCTTGTTGTAGATCACGTTCGTTGCGCTTGAAGCATAGTGGTCTCCGAAACCGCATTTACCAAAGTCGCACTCCATCTCGGCAATCTCAAGTGCGTTGAGACGATACCGTGCGAAGACTTCCGAACTATCAACTCGAAAAACTTCATCTTGCACATCAAAGTGCAGCTTGTACGCGAACATATCTTTGACTTGCTGGTCGATTTGTTTTTGTACACGAGCAGATGCTTTCTCGTAGTTGGAGCAGGAATTCTTCATATTATCGATGAGAGTGAATTTGGCTCGTGGGTATGCTCCCTGTAGCAAAGAGGCTTGATGCCTCAGTGCCCGATTCCTCATGGTTTCAGTCTTGTCACCAGGGACGTCACCTTTTGAAGTTCCGCTCATGCGCAGCAGAACTCCTAGGTTTAACAGGGGTCGGATTTGTCCATACACATCATACACGGGTGAATGTTTTAGGAACTGTAAGTCATGCCAATCTTGACATTCCTCGCATGTCACAATGTAGCCCACTCTTCTAGCAGCAGCAACCACATCAGCAGCATTCTCAATTACACTTGTTGCAAAGGCATGGCCTAATAGGATGCAAGCAAGGTTGTTGATAGCTGTGGTTATGGTAGCTCCACTGTAGAGACGTGGCTCTTTGGGACGGAGGGTGACTTTGCGCTTCTTTTCGTAAGGATCGCATATTGTGACGGCTTGTTCGCATTGCTTGACAAGGCGAGTTGCGTCTTCAATCAGTTCTTTTGGGTGTATGTCTATGTAAGCCTTAAATAGTGCGGATGTGTGCGAAGCGTCACAAGAAGATATGTCAATGTTACATCTAAGTATTCCATTAGATGTACGTATTGACAAACATGAATCGTCTGAGAAGTACACAAAACTATAGCGCCCTGGTGGGTCGATAAGATTCTCAAAGATAGTGGTTAAGGCGGTAGCAGAGGGTTCCTTGCAGAACTCAATGATACCTCCTTCAACCTCTATTTTCTCTGAGAACATAGCTTGTTTAGTGAACTTAGTCAGTCGAAAGCCTTGTAACGAAGCAGGGCAACCAAGATCCCCGATACACCTTATCGGTTTTCCTGGTTTCGCTACTTCAAAGATCTTGACTTTATACAGAGCATACTTTCTGGGTATATTCCACACGTCGTCGT